ATTGCAACAACGCGGAAGGTAAAGTTTCCCGTCTCATCCGTCAAAAATGTGAGGTTGTTGTAGGGCGTATCACCAACGGTGAAGAAGCTCAGGTTGTTGGCAGTTTTGAACGAAACCTGATAACCCGTTGCCCCGTCAACATTGCGCCAAGAAATCTCAATTTCGGTAGTGACACGGTTGCCAGATTCAACTAGCCGTTCATCGACGTTGATGCCAGACGGTGCATCAGGCTTCTGGTTCAACGCGGTGATATCACGCGGCTGCAGCGCCAGCCCTTCTTCAATGAATCCATACTTGCTGTCGTTGTGCTCTAGCGCGGTGATTTTGTAGTTTTCGCCTTCCTCTGTGACGCTCAGCACGCGAAAAAGCTGGGCCTCAACGGTGCTTGTCTCAACTACAAAGATGCTTTGCGTTTCAGGTGCAACGCTGAAAGCTGAGCTGACTGTGATGGTCTTCGCGTCAAAGTCACCGTCGTCAATCTCGCGCTGCTCCACGCGACCGTCGGGCATCACCACGCTTACGGTGTCGCCTTCGTCTACGGCGATGCTTTGATCGAGCGTTAGCTCAGTGGTTGTTGCGCTGGCAATGCGGCCACCTTTACGGGCACCGGCCCGCATCTGATCCGCCACTTTGATGATTTGGCCGGGGCGAACGATCGCACCATCAAGGCCAACGGTGAAACTAACCGTGTCCGATTCTTGCTGCTCGGAGTAAATTAGCCAGCGGCCCAATCTGTTGGCTTGGCCGCGACTTGTGCAGCCAAAGGCTGCCATCCTGACTTCAATGATTCCATATTTTGCGATCGCCGCCTCGTCAGAGACATACTCAACGCGCTGCTGATAGGCGTTGTCCGGGTCGTTCCAAGTGACTAGGGCAACCGTGTGGCGGGCCTTCAGGCTGCTGCCTTGATAATTGAAAATCCCCTCTATGACGTTGGCGTTATTGAACAACGCAGCCGGATCCTTAGGGCTGTCTTGAGTAAAAGCAATCTGCCCGGCAGACCAGTAGGCCATGCCACGGAAGCAGGAGCAGAAATCTTGAACGACGCTGTAGGCCTCTTCCCTCGATTGCAAATAGACATTGCAAAGGAAACGCGACTCTGTGCCGCCTTGGCCATCAGAAATCTGCGCTGAGCAATATTTAGAGATCTCATATAGCGTCCATTTATCTACTTGAGCAGCCGTAACAAAACGGCCCAAGCCATACCTAGAGGATGTAATCAGATCGCGCAGCACCCACGCGGGATCCGCCGTCCATGCGACCTTAAAAGTACCATCCCAAACACCCGAGTAAGAAATAGAGCCATCATCCCGCACGGTGCCATTGGTCGGGATCTGGACCTTTACGCCTTTAATGTCATAGGCACGGGTCGGGATTGCCTGAAACTGTGAGGCCTCAAAACGCAAGCCGACCAGAGCAGTCAACGGGTAGCGCAGCTTGGCGTCGATGACTTCGGTGTAGCCCGCAAATGTCATCAGCCGAACGTTATTGGTGCTGTCGTTGACACCCGAAACGCGGCGTAGCTTAATGTCCCAAGGTGCGCTGCCCGTTAGCTCAATGCGATGGCTGCGTTCATAGGTACTAGTGCACTTGCCGCTGACTGTGGTGTTGATCTTTTCGACATAACCACCGCCATCGGATTGGACATCAATGGCATAGCCAATCGACGTGGCCTTCAGGCCATTATCGACGCGGTAGATCTGGTTAAACGCGACGCGAACCACCACAGCGTCAACGTCACCATCGGTAATGCTGCGAACGACAGAATCGCCAACATCGTCACCAACCGAGCTATTTACATTGACCGCGTTTTCACTAGCTGCAAAACCTTCAACGTAGTTTTGATTCTGCGTGCCTACGCGAGAGGCAAAATCGCTATAAACGAAGTTATCTGAACCGTCCTCATTTTGGAGTGGAGTGTCATCAAAAAAGATTGATTGCTCAGGATCGTCGGGTGTAGCGAAACCTTCGATCTCCCCTTCACTCAGAACATCAATCAGGCGGATGCTGGACTTACTAAACAGCGAGTTGGCGTCATCACTCCGCTCCGGTCCGGCACTCTGAACAACGACCGTTTGCTGGACGTTGACGTTCTGCTGTGGTGCAGGTGCAGACTGACGACCACCGCCAGCGCCAGCAATACGCTTTCCCATCAGATGTCCGTCGTACTAACGCCTGCCGATACCACTACGCTACCGACGCGCATCCGCCCATAACAGATCGGGACTGGATTTCCTTGAGCGGTCAGGTTGACGGCACCGTTGTAGATATAGCTGGCACGGTTGTCGGCGGGGTCGTTGTTTGATGGATCAAACGAATCTCTTCGAGCAGGTGAACCGCCGCCCGTAAGGCCTGGCAAATCTGCGGGTTGAGGTGACAACAGCTGCGAGGTGCCCGAAAGGATTAGGCCCAGACCAATCGTTCCGCCAACGGCTGCCGCCGCCGCCGCGAAACCACTGGCACCGGCAACAACGCCAAAGCCAAGCGAGCCACCAGCGAAGAGGCCCACACCAGGAGCCGCGATCGCGATGGCCACCAAAGCAATGCCAGCCAAAATCTGACCAATGCCGCCACCTCTGCCGCCTGCGCCTGCAAGCACTGGGGTGATGCTGATCTCTTCTTGCTGGCCTGTTGGGTTGTGGATCTCCTCAACCTGTTGGAGGCCAAAGCGGCCTACCTGAACGATGTAGCCGACACCTCGCTGGCCGGCCGTCGCTAACGACTCCTGAAAGCCCTCAAAGTTTGCACACAAGGCGCGGATGGCTTCGGCCGGCGTGTTTAGGTCGAAGTGATGCACTCGGCCAAACCTCTTGGCAAGCTCGCCGCGTAGCACCACTCTTTTCATAGCCGGCTGCGGTGCCTCAAGATATGGGTCGTGTTCTTTTGATAGTAGCCAGACCAGAGATCACGACTTGAGAGCCGCCGTTCTAGGTGCTGCAAAATCAAGTTGTCGCCAATGTAGATGGCCACATGATTGGACACGGGGGACACAATCTGCATTAACAAAGCGTCGCCATATTGCGGCTCTAATTCAGGGTCAACAGCGACAAAATCTTCGGCCTGAAAGTTATCGACAAAGGTGTTCATTCCTTTGTGCCACCACTCACCATGCCGCTCATAGTCAGACAGCTCTAGGCCCCACTCTTGCTTGTACCAGTCACGGGCCAAGGCGTAGCAATCCAAGGTGCCGTAGCACCACTCACGGCCTAGCAGAGGCGGCTCCCAGCCTTCTGGGTGATAGGTCGCCCATAGACCAGTTGGCCATCCAACAATGTGCCAGGGCAGGCCTGAGGCCTCCATAGCGGCACGGTCAGCCATAGAGGCCTTTGGCTTCATGTTGGGATGACTGTGGACCACGGCAGTGATCGCCCCCGCGTCATCTGCGGCCGCATAGTCCTGGGGATCCATGACGAAGAGCATTTCTTCGGTGGCCGTGTTGCGACAGGGCCAATACCGCTCGCGGCCCTTGACGATGACCACCAAGCCGCAGCACTCCCGCGGGTACTCCTGCTCAGCGTGCTTCTCAGCCGCGGCCTTTGTTTCGGGCCTCATCCAATCAGTCCCGCACTTGGGAACCCGCCGTAGGGAATCTCGGCATTCTCCCCAAAACGTAGCTTGCAGCTAGACAAGCGATGGCCACAGACATCGTTGGCGACATCGTCAACCTCGTTGTCGTCGATGTCGTAATAGTCCGTCCCGGTGTATCCACAACCTTCGCCTTTGTAAGTCCAAGGGCAAATGTTTTGGATGATCTGCCGTCGGGGGAGTTTGACGCCAGCGACATCAAAGGTGGCCGCAAGCTCGAACGTGACCAACATGCGGTTTTCTGCTGTCTTGCGGTCAATCACATACCGCTCGCTAGGAAACTGAGCGTAGGGATCAGCGTCAGCGTTAGTCCCGCTTGAAAAGTTAGTCGCGTCTAGATATTTTTTAAGAGTCCGAATCCGCGTGATTGTTGCCCCGACAAGATCATTGTGATCAATGATCAAAGTAGTGACGAGACTCAGCACGTTGCTGATAGTTATCGTCGGCCGCGGCAGCTGGCCGCCGCCTTCGTAGGTAAAACCTTCCGCGATGATTGGATAGCGCTGATAGGTCTGGCCATTCCAAACAATGTTGCCGTCAATATCCTCATTGACACCAGCATGAAAACGATAAACCTGGCTTACCCCAATGCTTGTAGCTGTGCCGTCTAACTCAAACAGCTCAATGACAGCACTGGGGGCCAGCTTGTTAAGTTCCTCGCCAACAGCACTGACGGCCTCCCAAACGCAAGTCCCATCCTCAACCTCTGTTCCGCGAACAACTGGCCACGGGTCAGGCTCAGTCGCTGCACTTGTGCCGGCAGTAATACAACGAAAAACTAAACCGGAGGTTTGAACGGAACTGGCGCGGCGAACATCGCCAACGCTAAAAGCCGTGTTAGCTGCCCAAGCGGTAAAAGCCATTACGGTTCAAAGACTTGGCGGAAGGTTGCTGTAACAGTGGCGCGGTTGTTGTAGGGGATTGATTTCGACCACTGCTCACAAACCCACTTGTATTCGGTGGACTCGCCTAACGGTGTCCATTCAAACGGGGCCGCATCTGCAGCGCGAGCATCGAGGAAAGTCTCGATAGTGTCGGCGTCAGTTTCGGAAATGTTCCAGGTTAGATTCCAGATCTTTGGGTTTTGATTGATTCCGAAGGTGACTCTTTGCTCATAGCCATCTCCAAAACGGGCCACGCGGATATTCGGGGCGCTACTTTTTTGTGCGCCGTATGTCGGTGTAACTGAGGGGAAAGTAGCCATCAGGCGAGCAGGCCTCCGGGTCGCTTCTGTTTGATTAACTCTTGACGGATTGCCAAGCCAATGGCATCGCCAAGGCGCTTGGACTCTTCCGCATTGCCTTGAACACTAGAGCCGGTTGCGTCCACGTTCACAGTGATATTCCCAACGCCGCCCATTGCATTATTGGGGACGATGGCACCGCTACGGCTGGGGGTGAAGAGTTCGGGGCCACGTTCGCCCACGAGGTAAGAACTGCCAGCGGAGACGGGGCCACCGTTGGCCCTGGCACCGCCGAATTTGAAGAGGCCGCCAAGCAGACCGCCACCGCTGCCAGTGCCGGAGACTGACCCAAATAGGGCCATGTTCACGGCTACGTTTAGAAGCTTATTGGCGATGTCATTGAGCAGGTTGACGGCGACCTCACGGAGGCTCTTAGTGCCATCGATCGCGCCCTTGATTGCGCTGACGACACCGTCCTTGATTGTCATGCCGATGTCTTCATAGAGGGCCTTCATCCTTTCGGCGGCCTTCTCCTGCTGGTCCTGAAGCTTCTTGGATTCTTTGACTTGATCTTTGAGAGACTGAAGATTCAGGTTGTTTTGGTAGAGGACCTGACCGTTCTCTTCGCCGTACTCATTGATAAGGTTTTTCAACAAGTAGGCATTGGCGACCTCC